GCTTGAGATGACAAACCTGCTTGCTGTAAGTTACTTGCGTTGTACTGAGCCATTTGATTGGCGGCAGCTTGATTAGCCAAAGCAGCTTGTTGAGCATTTTGGGTATTTAACTGTCCAGCACTTAAGTCAATTCCTTGATTTGCAAGTGATGCTCTCAATGCAGCATCTTGATTTGCTTGTGCGGCTTGCAAAGTAGAAGCTTGGTTTAACTGTTGTGCTTGTAATCCAGTGGATTGGTTGGCAAGTGAAGCACGTAAAGCCGCATCTTGGTTTGCCAAAGTTGCTTGTTGTTGCAGTTGGGCATTACTTAACCCATATTGCGTATCAACACCTTGGTTAGCCAAAGCCGCACGTAAGTTTGCATCTTGATTAGCCAAACCAAACTGACCAGCCAACTGTAAGGCTTGTTGAGTAGTAGCGGCATCTTGAGCTTGGTTAAGCTGTTGAGCTTGCATATTACGGGCAATATCAGCCTCAGAAGCTTGTTGCGCTGCAGCATAAGCAGCGGCATTCTGTTGGGCAACCAATCGAGCCGCATTCTCTCCAAATGCACGATTTGTTTCTGCTTCAGCAACACCCTGACGAGATCCACCATAAGCACGAGCAGCAGTTGCTTGAGCCGCAGTCTGTTGTTGTTGCAACTGGCGTGAACGCTCTAAATCTTGCAAGCTTTGGTTAGTAACAGCCTGTGTATATGGATTCATATACTGCTGAATATTCTGATTTAAGAATGATCCAGCTTGAATATCACGTACATTTGAACGAGCTTGAGGTGCAATCTGTCCCAAAGCCTCAGAAGTAACTTGTGCGCCTGTTACACCAGTAGCAGATACATCCCTTGCACCACTACGGGCGGCTTGTGCGGCAGCGGCTTGTTGGGCGGCAATACGCTCTGCGGCAACACGTTCTGCGGCAATTTGTTGGGCAGAAACATCACGAATATCACCACGGGCTAAAGCAGCGGCATTTGCTCTTTCTGCAGCGCCAGCGCTAATACCACCAAATCTTTCAGCGTTATAGCCTTGTCCAACTGCCGTAGCAGAAGTGCCTGCGCCAACTCCAGTAAACATAGATGGAGCAGCAGCAGTTTGACCGCTAAATCCTTGTGAGGTATAGCCAGTAGCTTGCGCTAAAGAAGCAGGTGATGCTTGCGCTCCAGCAAACTGAGAAGCGGGTCCTGCACCAGTAAAAGTACCAGTTGTAGCGTTATAACCTTGTTGAGCAGCTAAAGATGCGGGGTCTACAGTAGCACCACCATAAGCGGTATAGGCAACATTTTGTGGGTTGTAATTAGCTACACGCCCTGCAACATCAAAAGCAGAACGCATACCAGTAAATACTTCGCTATTAGGATCAGCAAAGTTACGGGCAATCTGAGCGCCAGTTAACTGATCTTGGTTAAAACCCGCAAACTCTCTTGGAGCTAAATTTGAGGCAATGCCTCTAGCATCAGTCAAATTCTGAAGATAAGCCTCTTTAAATTGAGGGTCAAGCTTTGACTCTGAACTTTGTTTGGAACCTGATAAACTCATTTTATATCTCCGTACTCAAGAAAACTCTTGATTCAACTTTGTAGATCTTGCTCATAACTTTTTCCCATCCTTTACGGCCTGTCATTGTCATTTGAGTGCAACCCTCCATTTTTCCGTGTTTTTCAACAAATGGAAGTATCCTGATAACCTCATCAATATTCCCTGCGGCTAGGAAAATATTAATAGACTTTTGTTTTGGATGGGTAATTATTTCGGTAACGATGGCGGTATTAATACCAGGCCAAAATTGCATTTCATCTTTATTGAGGGCCATTGCGACATCCTCAAGACTATGCGTTTCGTTGCCATATTCTAGCGCATTTAATAATAATTGCTCACTTTCCAAAAAGTAAGGAACCCACCATTTTAGTTCCCCGTTTTCTGTAAATCCACTGCAATCAATCATCTAATACTGCCAGGTTTCCCATCAAATCTGATAACACCAACACGCCAATCAGTTAATCTAACGCCTTCAATCTTAGCGGCTACTTGTCTTCCGCTTAAGCGTACTGAAGTAGGGCTTGCCATTTGATATGGGCCATAGTTGTATTCTGTCGAATTAGGATAGAACTTAGTGCTAAACCGCACCTGTACGTCACCAGCAGTCTTTTCATCAGGAACTAATCCTGTGAGACTCATGGTTCTATCACCATTACCCAACTCTACTGGTCCTGACTCAGCAAACAATGTCTGACCATCATAGGCAAAGCCAACTTCATGCTCATAGACGTATCCGTCCGTAGAAACCATAATTGGGTTATTAAAGATTCCACGATCTGTCCCACACGTACGTGCTAACGTACCAATAGCCCAATGATTCTCACGATAGTTGTAAGAAACGTAAGAATCTACTTCGTTAGAACCAGAGCTTGGGTAAAACCACCAGATCTCACCAAATGTTGAGTTATGGACACAGTAAACCTTGGATGATTGAGAAACATTTAAGTTACTAAACACATAGTCAGAAACATCTGAATTTAATGGTTTTACAAAGCCATCGTACATCCAGAATCCTGCTCCAGACATCCAAATGCAAGCATTGTCAGTAGCTGCTACCGCTTGTTTAGATATAACTCCGCAACCAGTACCAATACGTTCAAAGCTATAAATGAACGGAGGACCAATGTATGTAGCAGTATGCACATCTACATCAGTAAACAGAATAGTAGCCCCACGAATGCGTTTAGCGCACTGTAAAGAGCCAATTGTGGTTAACTCAAAGTCACCCGCTTGATTGGTAGCAGCAGGAGTCCAAACAGTATTATTTTCTTGGTCACACCATTGAATCTTACGTGGATTACCACCTGCACCTAATGCAAATAAGAATCGTTCTTGAGTAACAATAAGACCAGTACAGCTAGTTGGTGCGTTAGTAATAGCAGCCGCATCATTAGCAGTATTTAACTGCCACTCAAGCAATTTACCATCTTTAGATGAACAGGCAACCAGATACTCACCAAAGGTGTCCAAGCTCCAAGTGGTTGCAGGTGTATATGAACCTACATCTGGTCTAGCAACACCATAAGCAAAGTTGCCATAAGTGCTATAACCATAGCCAATCTTTAATGTAGCATCAGCATCACCAACAGTAAATGTCGCAGGAGTGATGTCAGTTAAAGTGCCAGCTTCATTCATTGCATAAAGCTTTGAATGCGTACCAATTCCGATACGTCTATTATTTGTGTTATCTCGCCAGTTAATTAAACCACGAGCCATTCCTGATAGCTGAGAGGAAGCACGTTTTCTCCATCCACCTACTGGACGGATAGTGCCTTCGTACCAACGTACCAGATTTGCGCTATTCCAACGGCCTTTAGACTGATAATCAGTCCCGTTCTTGTATACGCCTGGTGGAATTTGTAGTGGAATGTATGCCATATCTGCATTCTATATCGTTGGTAGATTAGACACAAAACTCATTGTGACAATTACAGATGGAATTGATGGCCTAGTTGGTGTTGAGCTAGCAACGTAATGTTCAATATATGCTCCAACATCACTTGTTCTCCAAACAATCTCAACATAATCATTTTCACTTAAATCAACAAAGAAATTTAAAGCACATATAACATGAAATGGATCTCCCATGCCTTTTCTTGGTGCTAGACCATATCTACTGTTAGATTTATCTATGTTTGTACCATTTTTTCTAAACCACATGTCTACATCTTGAGAGGCATTAGTTGTATTTACTAATTGAATAGAAAACTGAATGTTATAAATTCCTGAGTCTGTAACATTAAGTCTTGAGCTATTTGATAAAGTGACTCCATTTGAGTAATCAGTTGTATCAAAAGTTATAGGATAAGCAGTAGTTGTATTGGCGGCAACTTGGTCTGTAGAGTCTTGAAAAGCTCCGTAAGGATTATTCAAGTATTTACCACCCCTTGGGCCAGAAATAGACTGTATTGAATTAAGTAACTTCGTAAAAAACAACCTCAAAAGTCCATTGTTTTGATTCTGGACACTTTGAGAATAGACAATTCCTGATGTACCTAAATAGGGTATAGCAGGAATATCTAATTGTTGTTTTACATTAGCCATTACTTTTTAAGCCATGTCTGCCAAATAGCACCAGCGGCAATAATCAACCCACCAATCCATAAAACAGGTTGGGCAATAGATGCTATCCAGTTAAGAACCTTTACAGCACCCTTGGCAGCGTCAATAGCTTCTACAAGGCCACTTGTGTTCTTGTCAATGGTATCTACCTTAGACTCTACTTCAAGCAGTCTTTCGTAGATTTGAGCATGAGTCACTTCTTGTGTCATGGCTCAACTCAAGGCTTTGGATATTTAGCTTTAACTGCAAGACACGCATCAATGTATGTTTGTATTTGCGCTTGGTCACCTTTGACTACGCCATCAATGTAGTTATTGATTGATGGGTATTCTTTTGCCCTATCACGTTGATATTGTGTCTTAGCAAGTTCAGTTTCCTTGACTAACTCTTGCGCTTCTTCTGCATCACGTTGTGCTTCTTCTTCAGCAGTGAATGGGATGTTACCTTCTGATGTTGCGTGAAATCTTGCCATGATTAATCCTTAACTGTTCTTAATGCCATATAGACGGAATGTGCCACTTATGTTTCCAGCAGAGCATAAAAATCTAACACCTGTAATTGCACCCACACCACCCCTCCAAGTCCCACCACCTTGAACGGCTACAGAACTAAGCGCACTGCCAGATGCACCAAAACCTGCGCCTATAAAATACACATTTTTGTAATTAGTTGTATCACTTGGCCTATTTATATAAACAGTGAAATCTGATTTTTCTAGTGGGTATGATGACCCATAATGTGCTTTAAAAAGAATTAATGAATTGTCAGTAAAATCTAATTCTGTAATCTGAGCGTCCCAATTAATTGATGTCACTGAACCTTTATATAAACTAGTTTTGTAAGTGCCAGCTTCCTTCAACCGCATAAGTTTTGTTCTATTATCTTGCGACCCAATAACATTTGTAGCCACGATGACGTAAGTATCATAGGTTGAATCAAAAGTAGTCTCAACATCAGCAGTTGCTGAACTACTAGCTGTTACAGTTGATAAAAAAGTCATTGACCCAGCACCTGCTGTTGCCCAAACAGGTGCAGAAGCACCAGAAGAAGTTAGAACCTGACCATTTGTTCCCGCACTTGTATAAGCGTGAGCAGTTCCAGTTCCATAACCAATACCGCCAGCAGTAGCAGTATCAGTTGAGTTAGTTCCACCATTAGCAATTGGTAAGGTTCCAGTTACACCAGTAGTCAAAGGCAAACCAGTTGCATTTGTTAAAGTTGCTGATGTCGGTGTTCCTAAAACTGGAGTCACCAAAGTTGGAGATGTCGCAAATACAGCAGAACCAGATCCAGTTTCATCAGTCAAAGCAGCAGCTAAATTAGCTGAACTAGGAGTCGCTAAAAGGGTTGCCACTCCAGTACCAAGTCCAGATATACCAGTAGCTACTGGAAGACCTGTTGCATTGGTTAATGTTGCACTAGTCGGTGTCCCTAAAACAGGAGTGACCAATGTAGGGCTTGTGGATAAAACATTATTACCAGAACCTGTGCTTGTTCCTACACCAGTACCACCTTTAGTAACTTTTAAAAGTGGACCAGCATCAAATAACGCATCAACTTGGTCTAAGTCAGTATTGATCTTAGTACCCCATGTGTCTGTTGAAGCGCCTACTTCTGGCTTTGTTAAGCCTAGATTTGTGGTGGTTGTATCTGCCATTCTTTACCCCTAAAAGACTAATTTAAACTGTTGTCCAAGACTCTGAAACATCTTCAATTGCAGTCCAAGTTTCAGATGTATCTGCTTCATTTTCCCATTTTTTTCTAGCATTAATAACAACACTAGAAGTATCATTAAATACTGCTGCAAAAGATAGCTTGCGGTTGTATTGAACATCTAAAACACTTGATGCAATGATGGCAACATTGCCAACAGCACTAATACCACCCGCAACAGTTACTACAGATGTGTCAACAATTTCAACACCTGAAGTAGCAATATTTACAGCACTTACAGATACTGTGCTAGTTGAACTTATCTCAAACTGAGCATCTTTTACCTTATCACCAGCAACAACTACAGTAGATGCAGATACTATTGCGAAAGAACCTATGATTCCTCCAAATGAGTATCTACCTCCGCTGTAATCTCCACTCCCGTAAGCAGCCATATTAACTCAATGTAATAGACAAACTAGAAGCAGGAATGCGGAAAATGTCTCCATCATTAATTGATTTTGATGTTGTCAATGGCGCCCAAGCAAGCAAAGTACCACTGGTTGACGCATCAAAAATACCTGCCCAACCAATTGTTCCCCAATTACCACCAGAGGCAGCGGCAAATTCAATAGCTGCCGCATTGGTAAATGTAGTTGCCGTACCGCTACCAGAGATAGTTCCTGTGACTACACGAGCATAAGCACTACCAGAAACTTCTGTACCGCCACCAGTATCACTAGGTGCAGCAGTAAATAACCCCACATACCAAGCCGTAGGACGAGTTGCAGAACCTGTTGTAAACAAGTAGGTTAGTGCAAGATTTTCTGTGTAGTCTGTAAAAGATGACATTTTTTATCCCAAAGAACGGGCACGAACAAGTGGAGTTGAAGAAACAGATGCCCTTTGATCTGCTATCTCAATGTCGCCCAAGGAGCTAATATACATCTGGCTCCATACTGGTAGACGTTCATCGTCTTTCAAATATGGTGCAGCCTCCATGAGCGCACCATACAGGTACAAGTCTGGGGCATAAGCTAAAAGCCAGTTGCTTGTGTTTGAATCACTCAACGCAGGAATCTTAGCATAATATGTAAGTTCTGCGCTATATGTAGTATCTGGAGTAGGTATAAATTCCAATTGGCTACCAGTAATTGTGTAATAAGCTGGTTGTCCAACAGTAACATATCTTTGTGCTTTTAGTTCATCACCTTGAGCCTCAGTAACAAACTGTAATCTGACAATGGGATTGGTGTTTAGTTGGAACTCTTTAGCCTGTAGCCAATCAGAAGGATAGGCAAAGAATGCAGTCTCAATCTGTGCATTGGCACGTTTAATCATCTGGCGTGTACGCAACTTGCGGTTGAATTTAGCTTCTGCAATAGTAATAAAGCTTGGAATAACAGAAGTCAGATCATCCCGATTAAGATAATCCGCTATTGTTGCTTTAAGTCCTGCAAAAGTATCAAGTGCCATTTTCTACATCCCTACACATTAGTGTGTGTTCATGTTTGTATTCAAATGTGCCAATATGGTGGATCTCTTTAGAAAGATCCTGGTCAACATAAGTTTTATGCCCA